TGCGTTTCGGCCGAGGTCGACAAACAGATCGGTCTCTGATCCGCTATTTACCTTCATGCCCTCGAAGTACACCCGCCCCACGCCGGCAGACATCGCCCGTCGGATCTACGGGACCTTCACCTCCATTCTCCATACCGATCACGGGATAGACGAAGAGGAATGGGACCACATGCCCGATGAGCTCAAGTCGGCCTTCATCGAGGCGGTGGACATGGTGGTCAAGGAAGAGCTGGAGACCATCGCCAACGTGTTCGACCGAGAGGTCAACGAGGTAGCAGGACGGAAGGCGCAGGCCATCGCCGACGAGATCGTGGCCTCCACGCCCCCGCCCCAGCCATCAAACGCCCCGCCCATCCCATGCTACTACTGCGGGAAGAGGCGGGCGATCAAGTGGAACGCCTGCGCGGAGTGTCTAAGACCATGAGCGAAGAGACGAAAGTCCCTACCCAGTACATCCTGATCCGGAAGGACCTGCCCATCGAGAAGCAGATGGTAAACGTGGGGCACGCCGCCGGAGAGTCCATCCTGAAGGCTCCCATCGACAAGAGGACCCGCATCCGGCTCCTGTGGGTGGAGAACGAAGAGGAGCTGATCTCCTACTTCAACAAGCTGAAGGAGAAGGGCTTCCCTGTGGACATCGTCTACGAGCCAGACCCGCCCTACAACGGGGCGGCCATGGCGGTCGGCACCGATCCCATGCTCGAACGGGTCAGCGCCCTCTCCAAGGTCGTCTACCACCTGAAGTCTGTGAGGTTCGAATGAGCGAAGACACCAAGACTCCCGAAGAAGAGAAGCCGCTGGACATCGACGGCTTCAGGTACTTCTACTCCCGGGCCTACCTGCTCCCGATCGACAAGGAGCTCTTCGGTCTCTACCGCAGCATGATCGCCGAAGAGGTGGCGACCGGCAAGCGGGAGAAGACCGGGAAGCCCGTCGGTCCGATCAAGATCCTCAGGAAGAAGCTGCCCTCAGACAAAGAGGAAGCGGTCCGCGTCCGGACGGTACACCCGAAGACGGGCGAGAGTCTGGAGCTGGTGGAGTGGGAAGGATAGAGGAAGCCGAGAGGGTCCTCGAAGAGTGTGAATGTCGTCAGCCACCCTACCTCGACTGCTGCGAGGGGGAGGGCCCGACGACCACGCAGCTCTGCCACTGTCTTCCGCTTAGACGGGCAGTCCTAGAGCATAGATGGGAGGAGCGGTATGGGTCTCATAGTCTTCGCCGTGATGGCGTTCGTCTGGCTGGTCTTCATCCCGAAGGGAGGCGACCATGAGTAAGAAGGTCCACGAGGTCAAGGTCTACTCCGAGAGCGGGGACGACATCCCTCCCCAGGAGCTCGCCAGGCTCCTCGGAGACCTCCGGTACGACGCCATGGCCGAATACCTGGACGCCCTGGCAAAGAAGCTCTCAGACGACTCCAGGAGCGACGGCGGCCGTGGCAGAGGCCAACTGGCAGAGAGGCTGCAAAGAGCGGCATTCGCGCTCGATGAGGCACGTCTGGAAATCAAAGAGGCATGGGCGATCTGCGCTCCCTACATGGTATCAAAAGTGCCGGATGAAAAGGAGAAGAAGTAGATTCCTTTTCTCGTCTAGACTTTCTATTTGATACCACACACGAAAGGAACTCCAATGAATACAAGGGCTAGGGACAGGCGCGGGGGCCAAGGTATCGCTCTCGCGCAGGAGTATTTCCGTGCCATCGAGAACACCAACCGGCTGGAAGAGCTGCTGTCTGAGCGGGTCGTGGAGCTCGTGGGGGCCATCGACGTGCACAACGTAGACTTCGCCCCGTACGATGACGCGGTCCTCATCCAGTTCGCGCCGAACAGCCTGGCGGTCACGGAGACGGGGCAGCAGGAGATCTACGCCCTCGGCTTCAAGCGGATCCTCGTGCACCACCAGAACGGGCTGGAGACCGTGTACTACACCGGCGGTCCGACCAAGGGGCGCACCGGGCCCCGCACCAAGTAGAAGCATCTCAGCTTAGACTGTCCCGTCACCTCATTTTCCTTCCTATAATAAAGGAAAAAAAGAGGTCCCCAGAGTGAAAAAAGACTACGTCTTAGCATTTTTTGTTTCACTTTGGTGGAGACTGTGATATAATCTTCTTATTGGTTGACAACGGATCGGCAGGGAAGCCGACCACTGAAAGGACAACGAACATGGCGAACGAGAACGAGACGATCGAGACCGCGACCGAAGGCACCGAGGACATGGGCCAGAAGCTCAAGAAGGCGGGCAAGAAGGCCGAGGCGCAGAAGGCGGCCCGCCGGGAGCGCACCGTCAAGGGCAGCCACCTCCTGCCGCAGCTGACCTCCGCGGAGCGCATCAACGGCCTCGCCACCGAGGACAAGAGCGGCTTCACCAAGATCGTCGGCAAGATCAAGGGCCGCGCGATCTACGTGGCCAAGAAGGGCGGCCGCGTGGACCTCTCGGGGTTCACGGTCGAGTCCCCGGCGGTCGCGCAGATCACCGAGGAAGAGGCTCGCCAGAAGCACCTCGGCAAGGTGCGCGGCCAGCTGGACTTCAACGCGGCGGACGACGCGGTCCTCGCGGCCTACGACTCGGCCCTGGCGGTCCTCGCCGAGGAGCCGGCCCCGGCCCCCGAGGCGGAGAGCAAGTAGTCCTGGCGGCTTCCCGAGGGGGGAGGGGGTCACGGCTCCCTCCCCCACCGCAGCCTACCTATCCCCATGAACTGGGACAAAGCAAATCTCTACACCAAGGTCGGCGCCCTCTTTCTCCTGCAGGGGCTCTTGCTCTTCGGGATCTGCGCGGCCGCGCTCTCCGTGGGCGCCCTCACCCTCATGCTCCTGAAGATGGGGCAGAGCCGGTTGGCTGGCATCGCAGCCCTCCTCTCCGGAGTGTCCACCTACCTCGGGCTCCTTCCCGGCCGGACCAACGCCATGGCTCGGCTCACCATCTGGCTCTTCTCCGCGCCCGCCGAACCGCCCAAGTAACCTCACTCTTTTTCCTTTCTTCTTCATTCTCTCTGTGGTATGATTGTACCTATGAGAGACCCCAATAGGATTCCGCGTATCATCGCCCTCCTCACGGAGTACTGGCAGCGAGCGCCAGACCTCAGGCTCGGGCAGATCATCATGAACTTCACCCCGTCCCGTGGGGTGTGCGACTGCCCCACGTTCTCGAAACGGGGCTTCCACGACATCGAATGCTCCACCTTCGATCGAGACCCCTACAATTGGGAGGACGACCACTGGGAAAAAGCGCTGCAGCAGGCGTTGGCCGAGATCGGCCACCCGTGAGGACGGAGCCGTGGTGGGTGTGCAGATGTGGAGTCGCGGTGGCGAAGGTGGGCAAGAGCATCCGCTCTGCCCACGTGACGCATGCCAAGACCTGCTCGCAGCCAGGCTACGCGATCAAGCAGCTGCCCCAGAAACGTAGAACAAAGTAGTGTACACCTGAAGGATCTTGGGATAGAATGTAATTTCAATTGGATATGGAGAACCCAATGACACTGTCACTGGTCAAGCCCGACGAGAAGACGGAACTCCTCTCCTCGGTCCGCGTCCCCGAGAAGTTCTACACTCGGCTCAAGTCCGGCAACGACATCATCGATGCCATGTTCGGCGGGGACGACATGCCCGGAGTTCTGCCTGGGGCCTGCGTCATGTGCACCGGCACCCCGGGAGCTGGCAAGACCACGTTCATGCTCCAGCTGGCGGACTCCCTCTCCATCCACGAGGGGCGGGTGTTGCTCTACAACGCCAACGAAGAGAGCAAGCCGATGGTCAAGCTGGCCGCGGACCGCATCAAGATCAAGGGGGCGTTCCAGATCAAGCAGCTCCACGACGTGGACCAGCTGGTCAAGTACGTCCTGGACGAGGGCATCGAGGTGCTGGTCCAGGACTCGCTCCAGACCCTCTCGGACGGCCAGCTCTCGGGACAGCGGCTCCTGAAGTCCGTCTGCCGCAAGCTGGTCCGGCTCTCGAAGGACCACGATGTGACCGTCTTCGTGGTCGGCCAGGTCACCAAGTCCGGCCACGCGGCCGGCCCGATGGCGCTGGTCCACGAGGTGGACGTCCACATGCACCTGAGCCGGGACAAGGAGAGCGGCAACCGGGTGCTCTCCCTCGAGAAGAACCGCTTCGGTCCGGCCGGCATCCCGTACGAGTTCATGCTCTCGGCCCACGGTCTGGACTTCAAGCCGGCGGAGAACCCGACCGCGGGTCAGTCCAGCTCGGAGCCGACGGTCAGCCGGCAGGTGGAGCGGAAGCAGGAGGTCATGAAGATCATCCGCTCGAAGCTCGAGGCCGGAGAGATGCTGTCGGGCTACTGCTTCGAGAGGCTCGGGGTGGACTGCTCGGGCGGCTACTGGAGGGGGATGCTCCGTCTGGTGGTCGAGCAGATGAAGAAGGAAGGACGCGCGGTGGGCGAGGCCCGCGTGGACGGACGGCTGCACAACTTCCTCGAGAAGGCGGTGGCCTGATGTTCAATCTCATCCTGCTCGGAGTGTTCGTCTGGGGAGTCGTGGAGGTCCTGACGGGGCTCCGCATCCTGATGTACGTCCCCCTCATCCTGCTGGCCAAGTGCTTCGCCAAGCCCATCCAGATCGGGTACACGCCCGAGGTCCTGAAGCGGATGGACCGGGAGGCCAAGCGGCGGGACAAGGACGAACACGGCATCCCCTACCTCTAGATCACCCGCCGTCCCTTGCCGTCATACACGAGCACCAACATGGTGTAGCCACTCATCCGCGCCCAGGACCACTTGGCGGTGTTCTTGCGCTTGTTCCGGGCCATGGTGTAGGGGGACTTGATCTCGACCATCGTGTTGGTCTTCGGGATGTAGAAGTCGGGGTAGTACGTGTGCCAGCGCTTGCCGATCTTGTACCTGATGGGCGGGGCGGGGACCACCACGTCGTGGACCGCCAGCCCGAAGCGTTCCAGGTCCTTCAGGAAGAAGGGTTCGTAGCCCTGTACCCGGAACTTCTTGCCTTCGACTACTACGTTCTTGAACCTGTACTTGAACCGTCGCTTCTTCTTCACGACAATAAGTAGTGTACATCTGGTAGACTCCGTGATAGATTAGAACCATGGAAAAAAAGGAAGTGGTGATCGAGGTTGGAATGGGCGCGACGCTGTGCGGCTGGACGGACAAGACTCCGGCCACGGTGATCGAGGTCCATGACACCTGGTTCAGGGTGCGTGAGGACAGCTACAAGCGCATCGACAAGAACGGGATGAGCGAGTCCCAGGAGTACGAGTACTCGCCGAACCCGGAGGGGGCGGAGTACACCTTCAC